TAGTCCCTTTGTTTGAGCGCCCGCACACAGACTCCCCCCCGCCCCCAAAGAAGTTACCAGAACGCATGGCAAAAAAGTCTAAGCCTACTCTACCTGCGACACCGGGCGGGGCCTTCCACGCTGACCTCGGGCTACCCGTCGACTATCGGCGCGAGGAGCATTGTGCGGCGCTGTCGAGTCTGATTGACGAGGCTCGCGCTGCCGGCAGCTTGACTGCGGTCGCAAACTTTACGAAGCAACTAGCAGCCCTGGGCGGTCTAAGCGCGCCGCTGGTTGACGAGGCAAAGGCGGTCGCCGAGCCTGCGACGTACCTCGACAGTCTGCGCGAACGGCTGGCGACTGCACGCGACATGCGGCAGCGGGCAAGCAAGGCTGGATCGTTTGGCTCGGCTGCGCAGTTGCTACATCAGGAGCTGGACATTCTGCGCATGATCGACGAAGAGACGCGAGCGAAGCCGTCTGCGGTTACCGAGCTGTCAGACGCCGACCTCGTTGCGCAGATTGCAGCCGACGTCGCGGCGCTCCCCCCGACCGTTCGAGCGCGCGTGCAGTCGGCGACCAGCGGGCCGAGCCTGCGTCTGGTCGGCGCGCGTAAGACCACGGCATGACTGCCGAGCGGCTTCGCGTCAACCTTGCCGAGTATGCTCGGCGCCGGCGCGAGCGCCCGCTCGACTACATGCGGTGGCTTGTCCCTCAGGACAAGTGGCTACGGATGACCGGCGACAAGCTGTACCGCGCTGGTAATCAGGCGCTCGGCAAGAGCACGGCCGGGCTCGCCGAGGTCATCTGGGCCTGCCTCGGGACGCACCCGCACTACCCGACGAAAACGCCTCCGGTGCAGGTCATCGTCTGCTCGCTGAACCAGTCGCAGTCAATCAGCATCCAAGGCAAGTGCCACGACCTGATACCGGCCGGTGTGCTCGCCGACGACTGCGAGTACAACGCAAAAACCGGGTACGGTGCGAATCGGCCTTTGACGCGCTTTGCGAACGGCAGCACGATCCGATGGGTGACGGACGATCAAGGGCCGCGCAGCGTTGCCGGCGCGACGGTAGACCTCGTGCTCGTCGACGAGCCCTGTTCGCCCGAGATGATGCGCGAGCTGCGGAAGCGGGTGCTCGTCAAGGCCGGTCGGATTGTAATGACGCTGACGCCGATCAACGGCCCCGTCGAGCACATTCAAGCGGCGGTCGAGGCAGGGCACATGCCGGAGGTACACGCGCCTCTCACGGTGGACAATCTTGTACACGTCGACACGGGCGAGCTGCGCACGCTGGAGGATGGCACGCTCTGCGATGACGAATGGATAGCGCGGATGTGGGCAAAGGAGCCTGCGAGCTGGGCCGGCATCACGCTTGACGGCCTATGGGAGATGCGTCCCCAGGGCGCATGGTTTGCGCCTATCTGGAGTGCTGCCTCGCACGTCTCGGACTCCGCGATGTTGGACGGCGAGAGCTACTGGCATCTCGGCATTGACTACGCGAGCGCCGACCGGCCGCAAGGTCTTGTCGCCGTCTTAGTGCGCGTCGAACCTACCCGTGGCGATGCAGGCCGACAGAGCGAGAGCATCATCGTCGAGGACTTAGTGAGCCTGCCGGGTAGTGCGACCGTTACGATGTTTGCTGCTGAGATCGTAAAGATGTTGAAGCGCAACGGTCTACAATGGCGCAACCTGCGCTCGGTCTACGGCGACAACCCCGTGCAGGGCAGGCACGAATACAAGGGCAACTACGACCTGACGCGCCGTCTCGCGCTCGAGCTGCAAGTCGCGCAAACCGGTATTAGCCCCCGAATCCTCGGCGCAAAGGAACGAATGAGCGGCGGCAGTCGCGATACCGGGTGTCGGTATCTGTACGAGGCGATGGCCTCGCAACGTCTGGTCGTGCGCAGCCGGTGTAAGGTGCTGATCGAGGCGATCGAGAGCTGGGACTACACCGCGCAACATCCAGCGAAAGACCGGATAGACGCATTGCGTTATGCCCTAAAAGACTACATATTCCCGTCTGGTAGGCAGTTCGCCAGCGTCACCCGTGTAAGGTAGGCCCATGTACCATACTGACAGCCTCTACATCATCCCGCCTCCCGGCGACGACCTCGGCGAGCTTACCCGGTGGGAGCATAGCCGGCTTGTACGGCGCATGTTGGACGGGGCATGGGAGCAAGACCTACAGAATCGAGTAGCGCGAGAGGTCGGGCTCGAGCGTGCAGACGCATGGGGCGTAGCTAAGACGACCTCGATGCCGTTGGTCAGCATCTGCCGCGAGACGGCCGCGCTCTACCTCACCGAGCCCGAGGTGCGCGTCGGCGATACTCCCATCTTTGGGCCGTTTGCTCAGGCGATTACGGCCTCGGGCTTGTGGCCTCGGATGCCACGATTCCAGGCGATGACGATCGGGCTGCGCGAATGTGCGTGGCGCGTCTCGGTGCTGCCGACCGGCGAGATCCAATACCGGCCGGTGTTCCCTGACCTGATGATCTGCGAGGCAATGGACGACCAGCCCGACGTGCCTCACTCGGTCAAGGAGCTGCGCTACCGCGATGACTACGGCTGGTGCTACGACTACCTATGCATTGAGGCAAGCGACCCCGAAGGCCCGATCTACAAAGTGCTGCAAGTGTCGACGGGTGCCGACATTAGCATCGAAGTGCTCGGCGGCGACTTCTCGGGCGCGAACTACCCCTACCGTCGCAGCGACGGCACGCCGATTCTGCCTTACGTGCTCTACCACGCCGAGAGCCTCGGCGATCGCCTTTGGAACTGGCGCGGCAACTGGGAGACGGTGCAGGCTTGTTTGGATCTTGGGGTCAACAACACCTTCTTAGGCCATGTGCTCCGCGATGCCAGCTTTCCGCAACGGTACACGCTCGACTGCGGATTCGTCGGCGCGATCCCGGCGGGCATGGACAGCTTCAGTCAGCGCGTCGAGGTCATCGCCGACCCTGCGGTAATCATGCGCGCCGAGTCGACGCAGGAAGGGCGTCAGCCGATGATCGGTCAGTTTCAAGCGGGCGCTGACCCGGCCGCGCTTGAGGGTGTCATTAGCAGCATTGCGAATCGCATTGCCATTGACGCTGGCTTGCCGCCTGCCGACATCCAGCGCATGGGCGGCACGGCCCGAAGCGGCTACGCGATCGCGCTGTCGAACGAGGGCAAGCGGGCAGCAGCTCGTCGGTACGCTCCTGTGTTTCGACGCGCCGACGAGCAACTGATGAGCACGACGGCCGTTTTGTGGAATCGTGCGACTGGCGCTGCGCTCCCCGAGCTGGGCTACCAGATCACATACAAGGACTTGCCGCTCAGTCCCGAAGAGCTGCAGGCACGACGTGCCAACGTGATCGAGCTGATGGGCGCGGGCCTGCTCTCGCGTACTCGCGCCTACATGGAGCTGAACCCCGGCATGACCGAAGCGAGCGCCGTCAACGAGCTTGCGCGCATTGACGCCGAGCGCCGACTGATGACTATCCCCTAACCCCCGAGGCTACGTGAACGACACTACCACTACCCCTGAGACTCTCGACATTCCCGAAGATGCTACCCCCAAGGCTCGCGATCGCATCGTTGCGCTTGCTGCTGAAAAGGCGCAGCTCCGGTCGCAGCTTGACTCGCTGACTCCGCAAGTCGCGGCGGCGGCAACCCTGCGCGGCGAGCTGGACACGCTGCGCGCCCAGCACGATGCAGCTCGCGCAGAATGGCAAGCAGCGCAAACCGGCTGGACTACCGAGCGGGCGATCCTCTCGGCGGGCATCGTCGACCCCGAAGCTGCAGACATCGTGGCGCACGCTTACAGCCGAGTCGCCGTCCCTGCCGAGGGCGCAAAGCCTACGCTTGCCGAGTGGCTTGCGAATCGCGAGGCGCTCCCCAAAGGTGTTCGGGCTTACCTCCCCGATGCGGGCGCGGTGGCTGCACCGGCTGCGACAGGTCAAGCACCTGCGCCGACTGCTCTCCCGCCTACGCCAGCGGTGAACGCCGGCGCCAGCTCGGGCACGGCAGCGCCTGCTAAGACGTTCTCGCCCGAGGCGATTCAGCAGATGCTGGGTACCCCGCAAGGGCGCGCGGCCTACGCCGCAAACCGGACTGCGATTCTCGCTTCGCTGAAGTGATACATGTGACACGTTGACACGTTCACCCGAACGTGTCACGATGTCACTACCGTAGGCGGTCGGGTCGAGCCCCGTAAAAACAGAGCGCACGCCGGATGATGATCTTCCTCTCGCTCACCCTGTCTTTTGGAGTCTACGATGGCCGACGCCCCGATTACCTATGCTTCCCTTAGCTCGCTTACCGTAACCTCGACCCTTGCGGCCGAGCTGCAGCTCAAGCTCGGCGACCGCGCCTCCCTCATGAACCACCCTGCGATCGCCTACGTCGGCGACGTTGGCCATAGCGGTTCGTCGGCCAAGAAGGTCGGCATTATCGGCGCAGGCCTTGACCCGATGGCGTCTGTTGCTGACGGTGTTGCGGCTGAATCAATCGCGCTGACTAACGCAACCGTGACCATCACCGTCGCTCGTCAGGCGCTCTACCGTGGCGTGACTGACCTTGCTGGGCAGACCTGGGGAAGCATCGGCGAGCTGGTGTCCTACCTTGCCGATGACATGGTGGGCGCTGCGATGCTTCGCGCGCAGACCTTGATCACGACTGCCGGTAGCACCTTCACGACCAGCGTCGGAACCTCGGGCGCGGCTCTGACCGTCACCAACATCTTCAGCGCGATTGCCGCGCTCGAAGGCCAGTCTTGTCCCGGCCCGTTCTTGGCCGTTGTCAGCCCGAAGCAGCTCACCGACTTTCAGAGCAGCCTTCGCTCTGAGACTGGCGCGCTGCAATGGATCCCCGCGACTGCCGAGTTGCTTGCGATCAAGGGTCAGGGCTACGCCGGTACCTACCTCGGCATCGACTTCTTCGTGTCGTCGAAGTGTGTCACTTCCGGCTCTGACAAGCTCGGATTCGTCATCTCTTACGGCGCTCTCGGCTACGCTGACGGCACCCCCGCGCCGATCATGGGTAGCGGCGGCGTCGTGTACCCGATGGGGACGAAGATGTACGTCGAGATGGGCCGCACGCCTGAGAGCGCGCTGACCAAGATCGTCGGCAATCACTACGTCGGCTTTGCGGCGTTGCAGGACTTGATGGGCGTACAGCTCACCACGCGCCTCTAAGCCTCCCTCCCTCGCCCGTCCGGGGTAACCCGGCGGGCTTCTCTTCCTCTAACTACAGGCTATCGACACAATGGCACTCGTAAATCAATACGCCCCGAAGGCGTACGCCTCGACGGCAGCGACTACCGGCCTCGCGCTTAACGCAGGCGACTACCCCGACTTTCGGTTGATGTATCACCCGAAGCGCTGGGCCTTTCACATGACCGACGACGGCGGTGCGGGCGAATGGCTACCCTACCTCGGTCAAATCCAGTTTATTCCCGGTGTCAACGCAGTTGATAAAGACGGCGATGTGTCACTTGCCTTTGCCGAAAAGATGCGTGCAGGCTGGACTATCATTGAGCCGGCAGCGGACTACATCGCGACCTATGACGCACGGCCTTTGCCGAGCGGCAAGGTGCCGACCATCCATTTGCCTATCTGGATGGTGCCGACGGCGTTGGGCATTGAGGTACGAGTCAAATACGACAAGGAGACACACTTTCAGTTTCTGCGCGACCTCGTAGCAAGCGGGCGTCTGCCGGCTCTCGACCCGGACGCGGCAGAGATTATCCGCAACCGCGTGCAGGACGAGCACGACCGCGATGCCGGCGACGGCCCCAGCGATGGCAAGGCAGCACGTCGAGCAACGCAGGCGGCTAAGGTGCTCGCGGCGATGGACGCAGCTCCTGTCGCAGCTCCTGCAAAGCCTGCGCGTCGGTCGGTGCGCCCATGACCGAAGCCGAGGCGCGCAAAGCGAAAGACGGACTAGCCCGCAAGATGTACGAATCCGGCGGCAGCGATGCCGTCAAGCGCAGCGAAAAGCTACGCGAGCAAGCCGTCAAAGACTTGATCCGCATCAAAAACAAATAGGAGTATCATCATGGCTACCCCCGAAAAGATCGCCCAGTATCGCAACGCCCAGGGCTTCACCGGCCTCGTGGTCAAGGACAGCGCTGACGCATCTGACGGCGTTCTACTCGGCGGGCACATTGTCCACGCCGGTATGATCACGCCTGCCGGTGCATCTACTGCGGCTGCTGGTACGACGAGTGCTGATGCGGGCGTCTTGCCTGCTGCGACGGGTTCTTTTTACCCGACTACTGGGGCTGACGACACTAAAGGCGTGCGCATTGCTGCGTCCGATCGCGTCGACGGCAAAATGTTGTTTATCGGCAACGGCGTGTCGAATAAAATCCTCAAGGTCTACCCTCCGACCGGTGGCACCATCAACGGTGGATCGGCCGATGCGGCCTACTCGTCTGCTAGCGGGCGCGGTGCGCATCTGATCTGCCTGTCCAGCTCGGCGAACACTTGGGCCGGGTTCTAAAGCATGTCCGGTAGCGAGACAATCTACACAGCGCGCCTCATCGGCCCCGAGATCATCGAGGCCGGTCGGGACAATGTTGTAAGTTGTCCCGTCTACCTCAACGGCGCGGTCGTGACTCCCTCGGCCGGCACGCTGACGATTTACACCTCGCAGAATGTCGCAGTCTCTGCGGGCTCCGTGACCGTCGTCGGAGGTGTCGCTCAGGCTACCGTCACGGCGTCCGCTTTGTCTGCCTACCAGCCCGGCGACGGCTGGCGGTTTGAGTGGGCGCTGACGATCTCCAGCGTCGTCTACACCTTTCGCCGCGATGGTAGTTTGGTGTATCGCCGTCTCTACCCGGTGGTCACCGACGTCGACCTGATGCGCAGTCATACCGACCTTGCGCGTCGGATGCCGACGACCGAGGCGAGCTATCAGGATTACTTAGACGAGGCATGGGCGCGCATCGAGTCGCAGCTCATCAACACGGGTAAACGTCCCTGGCTGGTCATGGCTCCGAGCGCCTTGCGCGACTGCCATGTTTACCAGACGCTGGTGCTCATCTTCCGCGACTTTGCGACCGCTGGGCCGGGTACTGCCGAGTGGGAGATGATGCTGCACTACGAGGTGCTCCTTGAGCGCGCATGGGGTATCCTGACGTACCCGCAATGCGAGCCTACGACGGGCAAGGCCGAAGGCGCTGCGGGCGCTCGTACCAGTCCGACCGGTACGATGTGGGCGGGTAGCCGACGCAACGGCGGGTGG